TTGCTGCCGCTATATATCTGGATCTTGTTGTTGCGCCCGCCACCAAAAAGGTACTCGCCACCGACCCACACGACGTCATCGAGCGACGGCGTCAGCGCATCAAGCGATGAGTTGACGTTGTCCAGCCCCTCAAGCGTGTAGCTTGGCGAGAAAAATGGAGCGACTAAGTCGTGTGTCTGGTCGATGCTCGACCAGCGGTCGATCTGGTAGTTGTAGACCAGGAGCTTAGTTGGCGTGCCGCTGCCGCTCTTGACCGGGTAGCCCCAGACGACGAGCTTGTTTGCCGGGTCAACCGCTGCCGACAGTCGATGAGCCTTATCGCGATCAAACTCGTCGAAAAATGTGCGGTCAACTTTCTCGCTGCCGATCGCCTTCGACGAGTTGCCGTCGAACAGATAGAAGCCATCGCCCGCGAGATAAAATACAAACGGCCCGACGTTGCACACGCTGCCCGGGTACGGGCAGCCGCGCGATGTTTCGACTTTGTCGAACTGGAAGATCAACGGAGAGCCAACGTAACTCATCCGCACGATGCCGCGCTCGCACAGCACCGTGCCATACTCGCCGCCAACCACGCCCGTCACGTTGCCGAGGTCACTGATGTCCTGCACATCGGCCTGGCTTGTTCCGACCGTCCACGCAGTCGCGTCGTCTATGCCACTCCAGCGGATACGGCGCGGGTAAGTCGTCGCGCCATAGGTGACGTAGCCGGTGACTACGAAATCACGCACGACCGCGAGATAGCGTGCCGCAGGAGAGCCCGTGAGGTCGGCGAACAGCGACGATGTGCCGATCTCGTAGCTTTGCAGGATGTCGCTGGTGCCGTGCGCCGCAATAACGCGGTCGCCAAATTGCACGAACCTCCAACGATCAGTGGAGCCTAGCGTGTAGTTGCCCGCCTTCGACTTATTGTCCAGCGCAGTTGTTGCGCTGTTGTAGAGGTAGAGCTTGGTTTCATCGCCCGCGAACAAGTTGTTCGTCGCGTCCGATCCCTTCGCAGCATAGATGCCGCGCAGGTATGCGTCAGCCGCGCCGCTGTAATCCGACATGGCTTTGAAGGACTTATAGCCCGCAGCCACGGGCACCACGTTGGTCGCAAGCGTGACGCCGGGGTTGTTGTAGCTTGGCTGGTCTGGCAGCCACTCGCCAAACTTATTCATTGCAAAGCCCAAGTCTGAGCGCCCGCTGTCTGCTCGGTCCAGGTGTCGCTACCCGCCGCAATCACGGCCCAACTTTCGCCAAGCGCATAGCTTGTTGTCGTCGTCGTGAATGTAAGGATTGCCGAGCCAGCCGCATCCATGACTGCAAATGCATCGCCAGTTGTCGTCGCGAGAACAGACACGGCGTCTCCAGACATCGTAACAAGCGAGAACGCCTGGCCGGTGACTGTGAACGTCGCGCTTGCCGAACCGCTCGGCAGTTGAATGCGCAGTACCGCGCCGCTCGTTGTAAACGCTGGCGAGATGCTGCCAGATGCCAGCGCGACCCTATTCGCAGAACCCGTCGTCGTCGTCGCAAGTGCGGCGGTCCCCGCGACGTCGAAAACACCAAAGGCCGAACCGCTCGGCGTGAACGCGCTGCTGTCGCTCGCCTCTGCGTAGCGCAGCGCGCTTGTCGTCCATATTGCGTTGTCGAGACTGTAAGCGAGGCTGTCGAGCGTGCCCCAAGCGTCTAGGTCGTCGAGGCCCGGGCCAACAATATCGGCGGGCATTTATTAGTCGAGGCTAATCGTGATCGAGCCAGACGCGACCTTCAAGATATCGTTGGTCGCAATAGTCTTCGACGCCGTAAACGATCCATGAAACAGCAAGTTGCCGCTCGTGGACGCATCGTAGATGCCCCAGTGACTGACTGTGCCCCACGAGCCTGTCGCGGCGTCAAACTCCACCGCAGCGTTCGTTGCAGCGGAGCCGCTACTGGCGGCAGCGAACGTCATTGCCTTGCGGCTGTAATTAGATCCACTGAGTTCAGTGCCGCTGTTGTCGTCAGCGAAAGACCCCGTTGAGAGAGCGAGATAGAGCCCAGACGGCTGCGTGAACGCGGTCCCGCCAAGCGTGTGATCGAGGAGCTTGTTCTCCAGATAGTTCGATGCGCTCATCGCGTGTATTCTCCGTAAAATGTAGCCTTCATCTCAAGCCCGCCCGATGGATGCCGTGCGGCTTCCTCGCTGCGGTTGATCTCGTCCATCGCGACAGTCGTCAGGCCGTCGAAGTAAGACGCGCGCTGCTCGTCCATCAGGTAGCGATAGGCGGCGGCAAGCGTCGCGTACAGATACGCATCCGGATATCGCGTCAGCACGGTGTTGGTCGTGTTGCTGCCCGAAAGCGCGGCGAGACCCTCGGCGTACACGAGTTCAATCGTGTAGGTCGTGTCAGGAATCGGGCGCACCGCGATTTCGCTACCCATGACCGTGTACGCGCGCGGCTTCGCCTGCCCGCTGTTTGGGTATGCGCTGTAGAGGTCGCCTGGCGTCATAAACTCCAGCACAACCCGCGGGTCGGTGTTGAGGCGCACGAGGCGGATGCTGCGCAGATCAGTCGGCAGCGTCACATACTCGTCGCCCGCGCTGGTGGTGGCGGTGGCGCGCTTGTGCGTCGAGCGAGGACTTAGCTCGCGAGACAAGCGAGCCTCTGCGAGATCGATGAAGTCATCGATCGCGGACGTGAGGTCGTCGCGCGCGAGGTGGTTCGCCACCGCCGTCTTGAGGTCGCTGTAGGTTGCGAGTGCCATTGGCTACACACGCCCGCCTGTGGTGCGGAACGCCCTGTTATCGGGGTCATTAAGCCACCGCTTCCACGCCTTCATGTTGTCGCGGGGCTGACCAAATCTCTTGAGGAGGTCGTAGTAGATCACGCTCGGAATTTCGGCGATCTTCTGCTGGTGCCGCTGCGTGTTGCCGATCATGGCGCCGCGACGCCATTCTTTTTCTTGCGCCTTTGCGCCCTCGACGATGGGCGTCGTGTCCTGCTCAGTGAGAATAGACAGACCATCTACATCGTCCGTCAGCCAGGTCTTTTTCTTGGTGATCGGATCGAACGAAATCAGCTTCTTGTGCATTTGTTCTCCAAGCAAAAAGGGGCGACCGAAGTCGCCCCTTTCCGTCGTCAGGCTCTGCTAGCTGGACTAGCTGGTCGAAAGATCAAGCACGGCGCCGTGAGCCTTGGGCGCCTTGTTGATGAGCGTGTACTCGGACACGATCGCGAACTGCGTGTTGTCGCCGGTCGGCGCAACGTCGCCCACCGAGAACATGCGACCCGGCAGGTGACCGATCGAGTAGTAGTCACTGTCGAGCAGGAAGATGCGATCGTTCGCGATGAAGCGATCGATGACGACGTTCAACTGGCCGAAGTCGGTCAGGTAAAGCGACACGCCACCGATGATCGCAATCTCGCGCGGTGCGGTGTACTGCAACTGCGCAGTCGCCACCGATCCGGACGACAGGTCCGAGAACGCAACCTTGTTCGCCGGCGATACGACCATCATGTCAGGCTGCCCACCATCGGTGTAGCAATCCTCCATGACCGAGTCGATCTTCGGGAGCGTGAGCGCGGCGTTGGTGCCAGCACCGTCAGAGGTGTCGGTGCCATCGCCGGTCGGCGTAGTGGACGGAGCCACGAGAGACACGTTCGTCATCCACGCCGGGAACGCCGCAATCTTGCGCGGGTCGCTCGACGCACGGGCTTGGTCAACGGTCAGCGACTTTTCAATGTCGCGGCGCTGCTCGATGCCCTTGATGACTTTGACGTATGCAGTCTCACGATCGCGGCCCGCCTTATCGACCGCGTCGAGAGTGTTCGAGACGCTCGCAGCCTGCACGGCGATCTGGTGGTAGTTCCCGAGACGCGACGTCGCGGACGGGTTGACAAACGAGTAGGACGCACCTTCCGCAACGTAGTTAGTTGCGGATGCGGCAGCGAGTTCCTGTACCTGCCACTCGTGAAAAACGCCCTTCGTGACTTCCTTCTTGGCGTTGGAAAAGATCGGCGTTTCGTCGGGGTCGATGCGCGAAATGACGTCGGAGAGGTCTTCTCGCTCGCCAACCGCGTCTGAAGTTTTGAACACAGCCATCTGCGTTGCTCCTAGGTTTTGTTGAGTAAGTATTCGACAGCGCTATCGACGCTGCCTTTCTTCGCGAAACGCTCAAAAGCCCTTCGCTGATTGTCGGAGGCGACTTGCTTTCGCGTCTTCGGCTGCCCGCCCTTGACCATCTTTTTAGCCGCGGCGACTTTTTTCTTCACAGCAGGAACCTGTGTCTTGAGCAGCTCATCGTACAGATGAGCCTTGCGCAGTATCTCGATCGCTCGGCTGTCGCTGGCCTGCGACAACTCAGCATCCGAGAACCCCACACGTTTGGCGTATGTAACAATGGCCTCTTGTTCCTTGCGCCGAACATCGGGATCGCGCCATTCAGGGATGCGGTCAAGCAACCGCACGTTTTCCTCTTGCACCTTCTGCGAAAACAACTGCTGCTGCTCGGCGGCTATCCGCCGCATCGCTTCAGCACGTTCAAGCTGTGCAAGTTTCTCCTGCTGGTAAGCAAAAGGGTCTTCCTCTTGCATCTTGTGAAGATCAGCCTCAGACATTTGCTGCGCCGACAAGGTGGCAGCAATCTGTTGCAAGCCATGAGCGTAGCGTTCACGCTCTTGCGCAACCGCCGTCCGCTCGGCCTCGACCTGCTTTCGCTGGTCGGCGGCCTCGGATAGGCGCTTCTGCGCGGCAGATTCAAGCTGGTAGGATTTGACCAGGTCGTCGAGAGTAACGTCCTGCTCACGCCCGTCCACCTTGACAGTGTAGAGAGTTTCAGCCTCCTCGGCCTCGACTTCCTCTACGGCGTCGTCATCATCCGCAGCGTCGTCGGCTTGGGCGACATCGTCACCGGCCTCATCTTCCACGGCGTCATCCGACGCAACTGCTTCGACCTCGTCGGTTTCAGCTTCCGGCTCCTCGGTCGCTTCGCTTGCCTGCTCGACAGGGGCTACCGCTTTTCCCAGGAGAGCCTCGACAGCGTCAGCCGTCGAGAACCTGCCAGTGCCCGAAGGCATCCCGGCTTCGTTCATGTGTCACCTTTATTTGCTTGTTTGATGCAACTGGCGCTCGGCCAGCTTGCCTGTCTCCACGACAGTCGTGAGGTGCTGCTTCACCGCGCGAAGCGACTTCAACAACACAAACAGATGCTCGCGCCCGTCGACGTCACGCGCCGGGCTTTCAGCCCAAGCGGTCGTGTACTGGGCTTCGAGAGTGTCAAATGCCTCGATCAACAGATCGTTGCGCAGGAGCGCCGCAGCCTTTGCGCCGCGATCAGCCTCCTCCCGCAGTTTGCCAGGGTTCATGCGAGCGGCACGAACCCTTGCCGGCCAAGCAGGTCAACCACTGGCGGCGTCTGGTAGATCGCGGGCCGCATCGCATATGAGCGGTTGAACGCATCGTTCAACGTAGCGAAATCTGCGAAACCCGCAGGCGCTGCGTCCAGCAGCGTGCGGCGATAGTACGGCTGCGCCGTAGCGTAGACCTGGCTGGCGGTCGGCGCGGCCACAACGACAGGCAAAGGCACAGGATCTGGCACTGGCACCGGCATGACTGGCTGCATCTGCCGCAGCGCCTCGTCAATCTCTTCCTCGGACGGCGGGCTAACCGCGTCGCCAGGGAAGCCGCTGAAGGTGTTGTCTGCATACCCCGAAGTCATGGCGCCCGAAAGCAAGGGGCCGACGTATGGAAGGTTTGCCAACACCGTCTCCACCGGCATCGTTCTGCCGATCGCATTTTTGATGGCGCGCGGGCCAAGAAGCTTCAACACCGGAAGATCAAACAACGGGTCGGCATAGAGCTTGCCGCCCTCTGCCTCCCGCAGCGTGTTGAACTCAGCAGCCTGTTGCCTGCTTATCGCTTCTTTTGCCATCTCGCCATCGGGAGAGAACAGCGCAGGCTCAGACGCGCCAATCGTTGCTTGATCCGCCTGGTTTGCAAATGCGTTGTAACCGAGTGGCGCAAGGCTGTCGTAGGTCACCATGCCCTGCACGGTCGGATCGACAGATACGTCGGTGCCCGGCACCGTAATCCCGCCGTAAGCATCAAAGCTCGCCGGATCAACGCCCAGGCCGATACCCAGCGACGCGACGTCGCCACCACCAAAACTCATCTCTATGCCCTCGGCAGATTGGCGCTTACAGGATTGCCAAGCTGCACGCTCTGCGCCCGCAGCGCCAACTCAGCTTCCAACTCCTGCTTGCGCAGTTCGAAATCAAGCCGCATTTCCTCCTGCTTCAGCGCGATCTCGGCCTGCATCTTCTCGCGCTTCAGCGCGATCTCGGCCTCGGCCTGCTGCCGCGCCGGGTCAGGCGCCTGCTCTTGCTGCTGCGCCTGCTGCGCCATCGCCATCTCCAACTGCGGCCCGCTGTTGAAGAATTGCGACGTATCTCTGAACCCGGCCATCTCGGCGATCCGCTTCAGCGTGTTGACATATTGACCCACGCTGACGACCGGGTTGGTGACGCCAAGCTGCTGAAGCAACTGCTCCTGCTTGCCCGCGATCTGCACAAGCATCGCCAGACGCTCCTCGTCACGCCCGTTGCCGAGCCCAACTTGGACCTCGATGTCGTAGTCGGTCGCCCAAGTCGATGGGTCCATCTCGACGAACTGGTTGCGCAGGCGCACGATCTGGGCCTGCGGCATATACTTCACAATGCACTTCAGGATCAGAGACGCGAGGTCTTTCATGCCCGTCTCTGCCATCACGCGCGCGATCATCTCGACCTTCGCCTGCGAGGCTTGCATCGTCGCGGACACAGCTGCCGCGGTGGTCGATTGGAGCACATCAGGGTCAAGCCCCATGCTGGCGGCGGACATGCCCGTGCGCTGATCGCGCACCGCGTCCATGTACTCCAGCATCGCAAACGCCTGCTGCCCGACTTGCGGCACATTCAGCGGCGCGACCATGCCCGGCGCGCGGGTGCGCACGATGCCGCCAGGCCGCGCCTGCAACAGGTCATCAAGATTTACCTGGCCCTCGACCGCCACGACGCGGGAGTTGTTTTGCAAATACAGATTGTCCAAGAGCTGCCGCATGATCGTGGACTTGATTAGCTGCACGTCCATGACCTGCTCGGCTACGCTGCGCCCGACCAGGCGGTGCGGCATCAGGATCGGCGACAGGACCGCGAACGGCACCTTGTCCCACTCCTCGTTTTCTAGAATGTGCGTTCCTTCGCCGATCGACACGACGCGGCGCAGTTCCGCGATGCCGTCGCCGTCGTAGTCGGAGTAGATGTAACCCTCGACGACCATGACCTCGCGCAGCGCCGGGTCTTTGCTCTCAAGGTTGGTGCCGCTCTCGATCTCCTCGAAGCGCTGCTGCCGCTCCTGCTCCTGGTCAAGCTCGTGGTAGCCCGCGTAGCGCTCGACCTCGTCCTGGTCGTAGCCCATCGCCACAAGGTCGCTGACCGTCATCTGCGTGCGCTGGCCCACGAACGTCGCGCTCTCCATGTCGGTCGCGCGGCGATTAAACAGGAACTCCTCTGGCGGGATGTTGTTGATGCGGATCGAGCCGTCTGGCACGCGGCGCTTGATCTTGACGTTGTAGACGACGACGGGTTCGCCCTCGTCATCTACGCCAACCTCGATGCTCTCCTGCTCGGCAATCTCGATGGCGTCGTCGTCGGTCAAGACAGCAAGCTGCGCAGGCGTCACGCCCTCGAACTCATCCTCGACGATCTTCTCGTCTTCCTCGTAGTAGACCTTGACGACGCCGATCTTGAACAGCAGGGCATCCTTGATCCAGTTGTGCAGGATGCGGAACCCAGGGTTCTGCGTCGACAGCACAAAATTAAGGTACTCAGTCGCCTGCTCGGCGCTCGCCACGTCCTCGGGCTGCCGCGGCAGGCAGCGGGCGAAGTCGCCGTTGCCGAACACGCGCATCAGCGACGGCATCATGTACTCAATCACGTCACTGACTTCGGTGGCGACGACCTGCGAGCGGCCATCGACCTCGTTGCCGAACGAATCGCCAAGGTAATACGACAGCGTGTCCACGCGATCCTGAGAGAACTCGGTGTCGTAATAATTGACGGCGTTCTGCACCTCGTTTGTGAATAGCGAGGAAAAGTCGTCGTCGTGCATCTTTGCCATTGGCTTAAACCCGCAGCGCTAGCTGCAATACTTCCCCGTCTTTACGTTCCCGCCCGGCTTGCCTTTGCCGTAGTTGCCGTTCTTCTTGCCGGTCATCTTGCCCTGCATCTTCATTTCTTCTTCCCCTTATTAGGTTTCTTCGCGGCAGCCTTAAACGCGGCAGCCGACGGCGCACCCGCAGACCCAGGCTTGCGCATCCGCTCGCCGCTGCCCGCTTTGATACGCTTGCGCTTGGCGTGAATGTTGGCGTAGAGGCCGGGTCGCTTTGGCATAAGTCACCACTTCTTGCACGACCAGTAGCGAGCCGAGAACTTGTCGTCCGCCGTGTCGCAGTTGTGGCGCGCGCGGAAACTTGCCCGCCGCGACGGGATTTGTTTCTTGATCGTCATGTCGGGGTCGCCGAAGCGTACCAGCTTGATGTCGTTGCCCTTCGCCGCCAACACCGCAAATTTCTTCGACGCGCCGGGCGTGCGCTTGGGCTTGTTGAAGCCTGCGAACGACTCGCCACGATATTTCACGCGGCCCGAGGGCGTGCGGGAAGCCGACGACTTTTTCGCCATTACTGCTCTTGCTGGCCGTAGGCGCCAGCGCCGTTCTGCACCTCGTTTGCGAATAGCGAGGAAAAGTCGTCGTCGCGCATTTTCATGTACGTTATTTCCTTGAACCACCCCCTGCGGGGGCGTAATTATCTTGGTACGGCATTTGAACTTCAGCTTGTGCGCCGTGGCATTCCGCCAAAAGCACTAAAGAGGAGAACCCCAATGAGTGCATTTATTGTTTCCGAAGGCTGCATCGACGATGTTGTCGATCTTCTTTTAGACAGCGCTGGCCCAGCCCTCGCACACCTGTGCGACAAGGACGCAGTCGGCCGGCTACGGGAGGCTGCGTGATGCCGTGGACCCCCGAGCAAGTAAAGAAGTGGGAGAAGAGTGACCGCGTTAGAAACCCCCAACGTTGGTATAACGGTCATTGGCATGACGGTAAGACCGGTGGAAGAATTTGGGTTAGATCACTCCACCGATTCACATGGGGTCGTTGGAACCTTCTGTCTGAAGAAGCGAAGACCCGAGTGCCACGCCACCAATGGCCGGAAGGCCTTGAAAACCCAACTTCTTAATGCGCGCGAGTAGGGCGTTCAGACCGCCCTCTCCCAGCACCTCAAGAAACTCTTCGTAGTCCTTGCGCTGACCTTTCCCGCCAAACTCTTCTAGGCGGTCGAGGTTGGCGCGAGCCTTTTTTGACACGCTCTTACTGTTAAGCAGCTTTTCGTAGTAGTCCGGCGCGACGCGACGCAAGCGAACAAGGTTCGCAATCATCCTTCGCGTAGCCCGACCGCTCCCAGCCTTTTCTTTTGCTAGATCGCTCGCCTGGTCGATGTAGCCGCTTGCCTGACGCCCACGAAGTACGGTCGAAGGTGTCCAAGGCACGTCAGGAAACACTTGGCGAAGTTGTGGCTCCATCGACTTCATTGCTTTTTCAGCGGCTGTGCCAGATCGCTCTTCAAAGTCCAGGAGAGCCACACCGTTTTCAGTGTTGCCCATGCCGTAGCCTTTAGCGCTGACAATCTTGTTTACCTGCGCAAGCTCATCGGCTGTTGGCATGCGGCCTATGTCGATGGCGAAGCCCGCACGGTCCTTCCCCGAAGTGGCATGCGTTATGATCTTGTTCCACGCGGCACCCTCTTGGAAGTCAATAAGCCCGCGAACAGCCTCGACAGCGTCTAAGGCGCGCTCATCAACCTGCGAGATGTTTAACAAGCCGCCTTCCATCTCATCTGTACGATATGAGACTAAGGGCTTGCCTACCGTGACAGGATTGCTCTCCCCCACGCCTTTGCTATTTATATAAAAACCCGGACCTTGGTCGCTACGCCTCGAATACATGCCGAGTTCGCCATACATCGGGTCTCGACCAGTTTCATCAATCCAATTCGCGCGATCTGTGAAGGCCTGTTTTTGCGCGTAAGGCGCGTCAATAAGATCGCCGAGAAGACCTGTAGACTTGCCGGGGATTTGCTCGCTTGTGGAATAGGCGGTGTACTTAGGCCCGTAGTCTGGGTACGTCTTCGCAGCAATCGCCACACCTTCTTCCAAGGGTATGCCTCGACGCTCTGCCTCGGCAGCACCTTTGCCGGCCACCCACGGCGCGGCTTGTATCTCGCCTGCTGTCCAATCAGACCTGCCGCCAAGGTTTCTATCTCGTGCGCGAGCTACAGCAAGCATCGTTTCATAATCAAGGAAGCGATGCTCTTGTGCCGACAGAGCGCGACTAAATGTTTTACCGTCTGCGTTGGTGTATCCAAAGCCGCGAGCATGCCATATGTCGTTCGTGCCGGTAGTCGGCTCGGGCACCAAGTTATCTAAATGACCTCCATAGATGGCGGTCTTCGGACCTAAATTAGGTAGCCTGTTCTCGTCACGCGCCGTGTTGTAGTTGCGTGCTTGCGCACCGGTTCTGACCTTGTCCATAGGGCGGCCAGCTTCGTAATGGTTATGCGCTTGCAGAGCAAAGCCCATGTTGGTGTCGGGAGTAGCTTGTGCGCTAAACAACGCCTGCTCCGCAGCGGCAAGACTTTGTGCCTGCGGACGATCAAGTCCTGGCACAACAGGACCGGCGATTTCTTCGTTAAAAGTGCGAGCGCGTGGATACCAGTCGGCACCTTCTATGCCCGCCTCGACCTGCGCGTCGAACTTCTGGCGCATAGCCGCAATGTCTTCGGGCGTCTTAACGCCACGCGGCGCGCCGATGTACTGACCGGACTTGTCCTGCATTAGATGCTGCTCGGAGCGCGCCACTTGGATAGCCTCGGGCACATCCAATTTGCGCAAATCGATTGTGTTGATGATGCCGCGCGCTGCGTCACCAGCTGCGTCTAGACCTTTTTTTGCTGCGCCGCCGCCTGGAACCATTGACAACCCGAGGCCAGCAGCCGCTAGGCCAGTTCCCAGAAGCCCGGTCGCGTTGCGGTAATCCTCTACAGCACCCGGCGTAGCTGCAAACGGCAAAAGGTCAGCCGCACCAAAACTGCGGGTTGCGCCGGTTTCATCAACACCTGATTGACCTAGTAGCTGGTTAGCAAACCTGTGTGCGCGGTAATTAGACAGGCCCATGCGAGATAGAACGTCACCCAGCCCGTAACGCATGCGCTCGAAGCGTGACGGCTCGTAAGCTAACAAGCTCGGACTGCCATCAACAGGCAGGAGGTTGATCGACGGGCGCATGCCCAAAAGGTTCTCTGCCATCAGACGATCCAACTGCTGTCGCTATACGTCAGCGGGCGGTTGTACTTCCACGCCGACCCAGACGTGACCCGCGCCGCGTTGCCGGCAAAGGTCAAAAGAAACGCATCCGCTATGTCCGGCGATTTGCGTCCGCGCTTGCGCATCTCGTCCTTGCTTTCAACTTTCAGCTTGCCAGTCGACGTGTATGTGAAGCGCGGCATAGTCAATTCTTCGATCAGCTCGTCTTGCGCAGGCAGAACGCAATCGCGCTTTTCCAGCCACTCGCGACCCGACCACCAAAGCTC